GTAAAACCGGTAAAACCTGTTGGACCAGTGAAACCTTGAGGACCTATTAAACCTGTGAAACCTTGAGGACCCGTTGAACCAGTGAATCCTGTGAAACCTCTTGTGCCTGTGACACCAGTGAAACCCCTAGAACCAGTGGAACCAGTGAGCCCTTGAGGACCGATTGGACCAATGAATCCAGTATCACCCTGAGGACCGGTTGTTCCAGTGAATCCTTGAGAACCTTGAGATCCAGTAGCACCAGTGTTATCTGCGGTCCCCGGATTACCTTGAGGACCAGTGAAACCCTGAGGGCCTGTTGGGCCTTGAGAACCTGTAACTCCTGTTCCTGTGCCGACACCAGGAGCACCCTGAGGTCCTTGAGGTCCTTGCCCTCCTCCTCCACAATTATTACAAGAACATGAGCTATTGTTTCCTTTGTTACAACATCTTCGTGATGCTAAATAATCCGAATAATTTTTATAATAACTAGAAGAATTTAAATAACTTTGCGATGACATAGTTATTTATATATTATATAATATATATATATTATATAATTTACGACGATGGAAGTGGCGCAAGACATAATTTAATACTACCCAAACTGGCTACATCATACTTTACAACTAATGGCAGATCATTTTCCAAATATACTTCTATTTGATTACACAAATTAGTACATTTAATAAAATAGCTAAGATTCTTTAATGAAAATTCGCCTTGAATTATTTTAGAAGAATCTTGCTTCAATACAAACCCCATGCTACCATCCGTTTCAGCACGATGAATTTCTGCAGAAGCAAATTGTCCAAAACATCTAAATATTAACTCATTACCAACTGATTTAATTTCTAATTTTTCGGAAATACAAGACAAATCTCTAATTATTTTTTGAAAATCGGTTGATGGCAAATTAATAATGGATGAAAATTTCACATCAGGATACTCCAACTCCTCTGGTTCAGGTTCAATTAATCTTAATTTTTGCGTTTTACATTGTTTTATCTCACCATTTTCAAATTTCAAGGCTAAATGCGAAACAATTCCATCAACATAATCCAAATTTTCAATATAAATTGTTAAAGTATCATCATTGTCAATAGAATTGATCAATTTGAATAAATGAAACATATTAACACCAATAACAATTTTACTTTTTTTACATTCATAAAATTCAAAATTTTGAGCAGGTAAAAATAAGTGAGCCAAAATTGTATGGGACTTGTCCATATTAATAATACGAATACCATCTGGTTGAAAAGTAATATTTGTCTCTAACAAAATATCCTTCAATGCTGTCATTAATGTTCTAAAAGGTGCTATTTGTACTGTTTTAATTGTTAAAACATTTCCATCGTTAAAAGAATTATCTAAGGATAAATTTTGCGTTTTATCTACAAAATTTGACATTAAGCTTATAAATGAATTTTTGTAATAATCTTTAAATCCTTATGTATTTTAAATAATTTTTCAAGAAATTTCTAAAATAACACACGGAACTGAAAAAAAGGCACTTTATGTTTTGGCTTTTGGAACACGCCTTGTACCATTACCATATTTTTTCTTAGCCATCTTTGCTAAACGTAATGCTTTACTATTTTTTTTGCAACCTTTTTCCAAAATAGAAAAATCAACAGCCGCTGCTTTTCCAGATGTAATAGCACTTGCTAACCTAGCTGAACCCCAGGATTGAGCAGTTTGATTAGGTCTAGACCCAGATGAATAATATGCACCTTCCCCTTTTCTTACAATCTCCCCTAATGCTTTTTTAGAACAACCAGTGGATTTCGCCAATTCATCTGTAATATTCACATTTTCAACTCCATATACACGTTTAGCATCTGTTATATGTTTTGATGTTTTACTTTTATATGACGGTAATATTTTTCTAGTGAAATATTTACCCTTTTTATACAAATTTCTAGACTTCATTAACATGTCATACTGCACTTTTTTATCCCTTCTTGTCAATCTCTTTGGTAAATAACGTAGTGTTATTTTTCTATTTGACATTATATATATATTATTGAAATAAATTAATATTTAAAAAAAACAATTTAAATCTTAATAAGTGACATGACCACAAAAACAAGTGAAAATGATAACGAAAATCAAATTCAACTTCAATACCAATTGCAAGAAAATTGCATATCTTCTTTAAAAGAAATTTTCAAGAACTACGAAAATGATGAATACATGCTACAAAGAATACATACACATATTAATAACTATTTACCAAATACTTTAAAAACCGAACAAATCAATCACGAAAAACGGGTAAATCGTAATCATTTCCTTAGCAACGAACAGCAAGTTTTCATTCAAGTATTTCTCTCTAAGAATCAATATTTTTACCTGCCCAGCAATGGATTTTTTTATGAATACGACGGAAAGAATTATTTTATTGTAAAAGAAGATGATATTATACACAAACTTCTTTCTTCTATTTCAAAAGAAAGAATATTATTGGATTGGAAACACAAAACAAAAATAAATGTTATTAAATTAATCAAAGAGAGAAGTCTATTGAACTCTATTCCCGAAACTGATACTATTCAAACTATTCTAAATTTCATTTATCCTTCTCTATTTTCATCAAAAACACAAGCAAAATATTTTTTGACAATTATTGGTGATAATATATTCAAAAAAAACACTCACCTCACGTTTTTTGTAAGTCAAAATATGAAAAAACTTTTAAGTGATTTAGATAATATATCTTACTTATCTATTGGAAACACAAACACGACAAACAATTTTGTTACAAAATATCATGAAAATAATTCATATGAAAATTATCGTCTGTTAAAAATAAATGAAAATTTTTCAAATGATTTATGGAAAGAACAATTAAAGAAATTAGGATTAGATTTATTGTGTGTTGCATCACACTATTCAAAAAGATATGAAAATTCCGAACAATTTTTAGAAAATAAGTCGGATGAGGATTTAAAGCAATTTGTTTTGTATTTGCGCTTAAATAATCAACAAAAAATCATAGAAACTTTTTGTGAAACTTATTTGAATAAAGTAGATGATACTAACTCTACAATTCAATGGAAAAATTTACATTTTATTTGGAAGCAATTTTTATCATCAAATAATTTGCCTAATATGATTTATTCAAATTCATTAAAGAATATTTTGAAAGAAATGTATCATTACGATGAAACAAATGATTATTTTACTAATTTAACAAGTAAATATTTACCAGTTGAAAGTGATTTTATCAAATTTTGGGAAAAAACTATCATAATAAATGAAAATACGCATTATACATTTGATGAACTGGAAATAGATGAATTATGTATGTTATTTAAAATATGGACACAAAAAACATCTACTATTTTAGAAGAAAAATTAATATCAAATGGAAATATTAATGAAGAAAATGTATTAAAAATATTGAAACATTTTTTTCCAAGCATTGAAATTGTTGAAAATAAATATGTGTTGAATGTAAAATGTATTATTTGGGATAAAAATAAAGATATTGAAACTTCTTTTGACTACATAAAAACACAAATCAAAAATACACATACATTAGCTCTTATTTCTTTTGACGATGCGTATAATTATTATTATAAATTTTGCAATTGTCAATCTAATAAATTGATCGTTAACAAACGATATTTTGAAAAATATTTATATTCAAAAATATCTAAATACATTGTTTATGAGAAATTCATTGAAACGATTTGGGTATATCAATAAATAAAATTTGTTAAATAAAATATATATTATATTTATTATAATATATATATATATATGGACAATTATACTTTTGATTTCAATCCAAAAAAATGTAATAAAATATATTTTAATGAACTCTTTTTACTATTAAATACTATTACTCCTGAAAAGGAAAAATATAAAAGAATTAAAAAAAATGACATTTTAAAATTCAATGTCAAGTGTGAAAATGTTTTTAATTCGTGTAATCCAGATGAGTTTTTTTTTGAAAATAAAAAACAAGTAGTTTTGGGTAGATTAGTTGATACAATTGGTTGTTTCTATAGTTGTAAAGGTCATTATTATAGTTTGGCAATAGATCCATATTCTATATTTAAAAATGATGTTTTTATTCGTTATTTAATAGATAAACCTGAGATATATATAAATAATTCAAAAAAAATAGAATTGGAGCATGTTTTTCCAATTAGAATAATTATGAACGATACTTATACTATTCCACCATATGCCGAAAAAAAAATGGGAAATATTAAAGAATATACTTTTGATACTATTAAAGACCAAATTGCTGTATCAAAAGATAATTTAAAAATAATAAATGGTTTGCCTAACACATCAACTTTGAAAAAATTGATAACGTCTCCTCTATCTGGTAATATTGTATCAAGAGAATTATGTATATTGTATTATATGAAACTAAATTTTTATGTAGTTATAAATGAAGACAAAACATTAAAACCATTTATTTTAGTAAGTAAATATAATTTACAACAAATAAGAAAACTTTATAATAAATTTAATAAAAAATTACCAAACATACAATATTTATTTAATAAAAAAAATAAAACAGTTCGTAATAATTTATACAAAAATAAAACACAAAAACTACGTAAGAATTAAAAATTAGTTTGTTAGACATGTTCATTTTTGCATAGTCTAGAGATGAATCTTTCTTTGTTTCTTTCTTCATTCATATAAATATTTATTATTTCTGCCGGTGAATAAAACTCCTCATTTATAAGCTGTAATTTTTCACTATCTAATTTTTCTTCAAATAAATGAGTATACATTTCTTTTATTATTTCACGAGATGCATATGATAATTCAAGTGTAACGTCTATTCTACCCGGTCGTATTAAAGCAGGATCTAAATCTTGATAGTGATTAGAAGTAATTATCATTATTCTACCAGGTGTTTCACGAATGCCATCCCATAAATTCAAAATATCGTCCAGTGTCAATGGTTCGTCTTCTAATAATATTTTTGGAAACTCACATTTTTTTTCTAGGCTGTTTTCTGTCGCTACTATGGTCTCTAATAAATCACCAATATTTACTTGTGAATTTTGAGGTAATTCTTCAAAGTCTATTTTTTTACCGAAACCAGTTGTAGGGTTTTTTTTATTTTTCTTTTTCTCTCTATCTAAAACTATATCCCCAATACAATCTATGTCTTCAAAAACAATCACTTTATTATCAAACCCTATACTGCCTTTTTTATTGTCTGAATTATATCGTTCTTCAAAAAATATACTATCTAGTTGTTTTTTTGTTTTAATGAGCTTCAGTGAAATCACTATAACATGACGATTTGTATAATTCGCAATTGCCTTTATAAGTGAGGTTTTACCCGTACCAGGAGGTCCGTGCATACCAATACCAATTGAATATGGAATGCCTTTTTGAAAATACCACTGTTTATTATTTAAAAAAAAATCTAGTTTATTCATTACATTCACCTTTTCCTTGAAAAAAATATTATTAAAGTGTCTGGTGCTTGAAAAAATATTTTCATCCCATATCTCATATATATTTTCATCATATTTTGCTTTGTTCAATGTATAAATAAATCTTTTATTATCTCGTAAATCTTCTATGGATAACAAATATTTTTTTGTGATATTTTCAACAAATTCTTTTATTGTATTGATATCACTTCTATAAGAAAACAATTGTATAACAATTTTTTCAAATTTTACTTTTTTGGAATTATTATTCTTAGAATTTTTATCATCTTCTTGATCTTCATTACATATTTTAGTATAAGCATATATTTCATGTTCTTTTGATATCAAAAATTTTGTGTTTTGAACCACCATATAAATACCAAGATCCCTTTTATTATTATTTTTTGAATAATTATCAAAAGAGTATTCTTTAATATGGTTAATAGATTCATTTTCACTTATATTTTCAATGATATGAAACCATAAAGCTTTAAATCTATCGCTAAATGAATTAGTTTGATTCAAATTATTATCATAATAAGTCGTAGTTAAGCCTATTTTACCATCATATTCAACTATATTTTTATTATAAAAACAACTTTTAAAATAGTCATAATCAACCGTTTTAATTGAAAAAATAAAGAAGTAAAAATTATTATTCATTAACTGAATTAAATAAGTAATAAATGATACAACTATTGTTGTAATAAATGCATCTACTATTTTGTTGCCTGTTTTAAAATTATCAAATAACATATTTAAAATGGATGTCATTGTTATTGTTTGTCACTCAAATAAGCTATATTAATCATAATTAATATAGCTTTATATCTGTAAATTTTATATTGTAAATTTACACTGGTATAAAATACCCCTTTATACATTTATGAATTATTTCCTTCTTCTAGTTTGTTGCCCTTTCCTATGTCTTGTTTTATTTCTTGTTCTATGTCCTTTTCTATTTCTTGATTTATATTTATGTTTTGTTATTTTTTTACCACCTGAAGGTGGTGGAGGTGGAGGTAGTCTATTATTAACCATATGAACTATAGAGGCACCAAGTTCGCTATCTGTATTTTTATTTATCATACTTGCTGTTTCTTGTGCTATATATTGCCTAACTGCTTGTTTATCCAATATTTCTTGAGCTCTTGGTCTATAATATCTTGTCCGATTATTAAGAAAAGGTGTTATTCCAACTCCATTTTCTAAATTAAATCTAGAAATTACAAGCCCGCTACCAGGGATAGAATAATTTTCTTCAAACGTACCTCTAAGTTTTACTATTGTATTTGTAAAATCGTTAAAATCTATTAAATATCTACTACCTGGAATCAAATTTTCTGCTTGAACTTCTTCTAAATGAGGGTTTGAAGGTGGTAAATTTTCCATATATATTTATAATATATATATAATGAATATATTATAAAATTTAAGCAGCATTACCAGCAACGAATTGTAGATTAACACCTGAAGTTCCAACACCTCTTCCATCATAATGTGATGGACTTAATGGAAAATTAGTTCCACTTCCGCCTTTATGACGTCTACTACCTTTACGACCATGATGTCTACGACTTTTTCCTAGCATTACAAAACCAAATTTACCCTTTTTGGTTCCATAACCAGCCTTAAGTAATCTCTTTTCTTTTTTGGCAGTCATATGTTTGTCTTTTGAAACAATGCGTCCTGCCTTGTTTTGCATTAAATTATTTTTGGTTAGACCACCACTTGTTTTATAAGCAGTTCCGTGCCAAACTTGAGCGCGTGAGCCCATTAACATTTCATAACTTTTACCTTGAACCATATATCTTCCTGAAGCAGTTTTTGTAAAACGTGTCATATAAAATTACGAGAGAAAAAATAATAATTTTATAGGAAATAAAATTTAGTTTGATTTTGATTTTGATTTTAATTTTGATTTTAATTTTAATTATAATCAAATTTTATCCTAAAACTCAAAATTTATTTTTAATAGGTGTTCCGCCTCCTCCAGGCATGCCTTCTAAACGCCCTAAATAATTCAATCCAAACCCATTGATTGTTCCTAAATAATTATTTCCAAACTGAAGACGACCACCTTTAAAACTATTAATTGTACTTGCAACTCTTAAATTACGCGAATTATATGTACTATTAGGTAGACATGATGTTTTTTTAAATACTTCTGGTTTACAATAACAATTTTGATTATCCGCATAAACAGCATGATCAATCAATTGTTTAAAACGTTTTATTGGAGGAGCTTTATTTATATTCATGTAATCCATTTTATTATGTATAATTATTATGTATAATTATTTTAAAAAATAAAAATGAAATATATTTAAAAAATATATGAATATGTATACTTATACATTTTTATATCTAAAATGAGTTCAACTGATTTAACCCTTGCTAACAAATATCAACAAAAAACTGACAAGCAGCATATTCTTGATAATCCAGATACTTATATTGGTTCTGTTGAAGAAGTAGATAGTAATGTTTGGATTATTAATGACAATGAACCAAGTGATAATGTCAATGGATGTAAAATAATTGAAAAAAACATCAAATATATTCCTGGATTATTCAAATTATTTGATGAAGGGATTGTTAATTGTAGAGATCACGTTGTAAGAATGAATCAAGCAATTAAATCCGCTACACCAAATGCTTTACCAGTTAGCTGTATTGACATATCCATTCAAAGTGACGGAACAATTGTTATGATTAACGATGGAAATGGTATTGACGTGGCAGAACATCCTGAATATAAAATATGGATTCCTGAGTTGATTTTCGGTCATCTTAGAACTTCTACAAATTATGATAAAACAGAAAAAAAAATTGTTGGTGGTAAAAACGGATTTGGATTCAAATTAGTACTTATTTGGTCTACATTTGGATCAATTGAAACGGTTGATCATGTACGTGGATTAAAATATACACAAGAATTTAAAAATAATTTGGATGAAATTTGTAAACCAGTGATTACTAAATGTAAAACAAAACCATATACAAAAATCACATTTAAACCTGACTATCAAAGACTCGGTATCCAAGGTCTGACACCTGATCTAATTGCATTATTAAAAAAGAGAGATTATGATGTAGCCGCTGTAACTGACAAATCATTGAAGGTAAAATACAATTCTAATCTAATTCCTGTGAAAAATTTTCAACAATATATTGACATGTATATTGGAGACAAAAATGAGACACCTCGGGTATATGAAGAAAACGGCGAGCGTTGGGAATATGCAGTTGCATTAACACCTAGTAACGAATTTATTCAAGTATCATTTGTAAATGGTATTCATACTGCTAAAGGTGGCAAACATGTTGAATATATTTTAAATCAAATTACTCGTAAACTTTGTGATTATATTGAAAAAAAGAAAAAAACAAAGGTTAATCCAAATACAATTAAAGAACAGCTGATCATGTTTATTAGATGTGATATTGAAAATCCTGCATTTGATAGTCAAACGAAGGACTTTATGAATACTCCATCCTCTAAATTCGGTTCTAAATGTGAAGTCAGTGATAAATTTATTGAAAAAGTCGCTAAAATGGGCGTCATGGATGCCGCTTGTGCACTCACAGAAGTAAAGGAAAATAAGGCTGCAAAGAAAACGGATGGTGCAAAAACGAAAAGCATCCGCGGAATCCCAAAACTAACTGACGCAAATTGGGCAGGTACAGAGAAATCAAAAGATTGTACTATCATATTTTGTGAAGGTGATTCAGCTAAGGCGGGTATTATTTCAGGATTATCATCAGAAGACCGAAATATAATTGGTGTTTATCCAATGAAAGGTAAAATATTAAATGTGCGTGGTGAAAATATCAAAAAAATAACAGAAAATAAGGAAATAACAGAAATTAAAAAAATTCTCGGGTTGGAAACAGGTAAACAATATAAAACTATAGAGGATGTGTATAAAAATTTGAGATATGGAAAGGTTTTATTTATGACAGATCAGGATACAGATGGTAGCCATATTAAAGGTCTTGGAGTCAATTTATTTCAATCTGAGTGGCCGTCACTAACAGAAATTCCATTGTTTATTGGATTCATGAATACTCCTATTCTAAAAGCAAGAAAGGGAGATAAAGAGCTTATGTTTTATAATGAAGGTGAATATGAAGAGTGGAAGGAACAACAACAAGGAAATAGTTCAACAACAAGTGAACTAAAAGGTTGGAAAATCAAATATTATAAAGGGTTAGGTACTAGTACAGGTAAAGAGTTTCGCGAATATTTTGAAAATAAGAAGATAGTTGGTTTTGAACACAATGGTAAGTCAAGCGATGATTCTATTGATATGGTATTTAATAAGAAAAGAGCAGATGATAGAAAAGAATGGCTTGAAAAATATGATCGTAAATCCTATTTAAATACTAGCGATTCTAAAGTAAGTTACGAAGATTTTATAGATAAGGAGTTGATACACTTTTCAAAATATGATTGTGATAGAAGTATACCAAATCTAATGGATGGACTGAAAATCAGTTTGCGAAAAATATTGTATTCCGCTTTTAAAAAGAACTTGGTTACTGAAATTAAAGTAGCTCAATTTAGTGGTTATGTATCAGAACATTCAGGATATCATCATGGTGAAGCTAGTTTAAATGCTGCTATTGTAGGTATGGCGCAAAATTTTGTAGGTTCAAACAATATTAATTTATTTATGCCAAATGGACAATTTGGAACAAGATTACAAGGTGGTAAAGATAGTGCATCGGAAAGATATATATTTACTTGTCTTAATAAAATCACGCGAACTTTGTTTCCAAGTGCGGATGATAATATTTTGCAATATTTAGATGACGATGGATTATTAGTAGAACCAATCTTTTATGCGCCAATTATACCGATGGTTTTAGTAAATGGATCCAAGGGAATCGGTACAGGTTTCAGTACTGATGTAATGAGTTATAATCCTTTGGATATTATCAAATATTTAAAGTCAAAATTAACAGATACAACAGATACAACAGATAGTTTTGAATTTGTGCCCTATTATGAAGGATTCAAGGGAAGTATTTATAAAATTACAGAAGGTAAGTTTATGATAAAAGGTTCTTATGAAAAGAGTGGTCCAGATAAAATCAAAGTAACAGAATTACCTGTTGGTTATTGGACAGAAGATTTTAAAGAATTGTTAGAAAATCTTATAGAACCAGGTGTTGATAAAGAGGGTAAAAAAATCACTGCTGTTATCAAAGATTATGATGACATGAGTAGAGATACAAATATTGATTTCAATATTACATTTGCAAAAGGCAAATTGGATGAGCTTGAATCCACAAAATTGGATCATGGTTGTAATGGTGTAGAAAAATTATTAAAGTTGTTTACTACAAATACAACTAGCAATATGCATTTATTTGACGCAGAAGATAAACTTAAAAAATATGAGAAGATTGAACACATTATTGATGATTATTATGAAACACGATTAAAACTTTATCAAACAAGAAAAGAATATATGATCCAATCTTTGGAAAAAGAACTCGTCATATTATCAAATAAAGCAAAATATATCAAAGAAATTTTAGATGGCAGCGTTGATTTGAGAAAAAAGAAGAGTGATGAGGTTTTCAATATGTTGAAAGAAAAGGGTTATGATACAATGGATAGTGAATATAAATATTTAACAAGAATGCCTATGGATAGTGTAACCGAAGAAAATGTTGATAAATTAAATAAAGAATATGAAAATAAGAAAACAGAATTAGAAAATGTTAAAAAAACATCAAAACATCAAATGTGGTTGACTGAATTGGAGCTATTAAATAAAGAATATTTGGAATACAAAGAAACTCGTGAACGATTGATGAATGGTTTAAATGGACAAGGAGAAAATGGTTCATCTAAAACTAAAAAGAAGGTTGTTTCAAAAGGACCATTGAAACCTAAAAATAACTTAGTGATAACGTAATTTAGATATTTTTGTAATAAATAACTTTGTAATTAAATAAATTAAATTAATTAGTATTTAAAATTATTTTTTTATACTTTTTTATGGTTCCCGACTGTACGCTCACGACATCATGTTTTAATTTAACAAGTGTTAATAATAATTCACGTAGTGTAGAAGAATGTGTAAATAATATGAAAACGTTACTAGAAATACCTTGTTATTTGGTTATTTTTACTGATAAAATATGTTATGACAAGATTAAAGAAATTAGAGATTCATTTAATTTACAATCACTTACATATTACGTAATAAATGATATTAGCGAAATAGAAGCTTACCAATTTAACGACCTAGTAAAAAAAAATAGAGAAACATATTGGCCTACTAAAGACGACCGTGTATGCAGTGAAAGTCATTTATTATGTTGTAATAAATTTAACTTTGTATTAAAAACAATAGACTTAAATCCATTCAATACAACTAAATTCGGTTGGATTGATTCAAATTTAAGACCCAATTGTGAAAAAATATGTGAAAATTATGAAAAAAATATGTTATTAAAAATTTTAAATAATGCTAATAGTGAAAAATTTCATATTCAAATTTTAAACGTATGTGATAAAAAATACAAAGAAAAACATAATAAGAGAGAAATGTATCAGGCATATAGATGGATAGTTTGCGGCTGTTTGTTTATAACTGGAGTTGAAGTTGGTAAAAAAATTTTAAACCGTTTAAATGAGAATTTTATTGAAACTACAATTATGGGTTATGGTCACGGTGAAGAAATGTTTTTTTTAGAAATTTTAGATGAATTTTATGATGATATTGAGAGAGGTTATGGAGATTACCGAAATATCTTAAATAATTTTATAGATCCTACAAAAGGGTTTGATTACATAATGAATTGTTTTATCAGGGCATATTTACATTTCGGTTATCATAGAGAAGGGTACGACTGTTGTAAAAAATTAATTGATCAAATTGAAAATTACAATGTACATGTTAGTTATGATATATATATGGATTTGTTATTTAGTTTATATGTATTTACTTTTTATTGTAAAGGTAAAGAAGAGGCTAGGAATGTTGTTGAACATATTCAAAATATAACTTCAAAACATCCACATGTTAAAAATGAGTTTGATAAGAAAAAAGATTTTTATGAATCACAGTTTAATTTTTCCACCTTTTAAAAAGGTGGACTCAAAAATAGAGCAAACAGTTTTGGCTCAACCTTTTACAAAAGGTTGAACAAAAGGTTGAACAAAAGGTTGACAATTATGTTTACAAAAATACTTATGTATTTCCATTTTTTCACATAATATATGCGTAAAAAACCCAATGAAAAACATCACTATAAACGGTTTCAATTTACCAATAAACATAAAAATTATAGAACCCGCTATTAAAAACCATAAGCCTTCCAGTAGACTTTCAATAGTTAAATTATTGTTTGTAGCTATGTATGAAATATTATCATCATTCAATAATTTTTTACATGCATAACCATGATTGCAAAAAAAAGTTTGTATGTGTAGATAGTAAGAGAGAAAATGCTTTAAGAACCCTAATGTAAAAAGTAATATATATTCATTTTTAATAAAAAAAAACAATATATTGAATAGAACTGCGGAATATAAGCCAACGCATACTGCTTCCAATATAAAATTCATACTGTTTTATATAATTTATGTAAAGAATAGAAATATAAATTATATGAATAATGTTTTATTTTCAACCAATAACACCATCAAAATTATTTTTATTACCAAACCATGTTTTTAATTCTAAAGTACGATCTGTATTATTCGCCATGACAGGGTGAGCTATAGGTACGACGAGTGTACTGGCATCATCTATATATTTTAAATATCCTTGTGCTTCTCCATAAACTTGCTGAATACAATAATTCAACACAATATTGTTCAATGCTTCAATTTGTTGGGTTACATTAGTTGGTTGATTTGCAGAATATTGTAGATACACACTTCGCATGACTATTTTTAATGAATCACAATCTTGAGGAGCTATTAAATATTGACCATTTGATCTATGATAAACTCCTGCTCGTATTCCATTTTGTAATATTTGTATGTTCTCATGAGAGAAAAAAGCTTTTGATAAATATGTTTCATCCCATAAACCTTCTACAGGATTCCTAAATGTCACACACTGGTTAGCAGGTATTTTATCAAACATTGCAAATAAATTTGAAGTATCAGGACTTTTTATATCAACTCTTCCATTATTAATTTTATTCATTTATATTAACCAACTAGAAAAATTTTTTATATTTATTTATAATAAAAATATGAATTCTTTTTATAAATTAATTTTAATCATAAGTGTTATTTTAATTATTAGTTTAATATTTATTAGTATTCTTCTAGATAAATCAAGGAACAGTTTGGGTTATTTTCAAAAAATTATTCTAATTATAGCTGTTATTATTCTTCTAATTAATTTAGTGATAATTGCCCTTGCTTTACATAATTCTAAAAATACAAATTGGCCACCAATAGTTCCTAATTGTCCTGATTATTGGATAAGCGATGGCTCAGGTAATAATGTTACATGTATAAATAAAAAAGATTTAGGTGTTTGTAAACCACAATCAGGAAAGACTCATTTAACCATGAATTTTAACAATCCTCCTTTTACAGGTACTAATGGAAATTGTGCAAAGTATACCTGGGCTCAAAACTGTAAAATAGCATGGGATGGTCTTACTTATGGTGTAAACAACCCTTGCAAATAAAAACAAAAAACATAAACGTAAAATGTAATAAGCATATTACCAGAAAAAAACTATATTACCAGAAAATATATAATAATAATTTCAGTTATTATTATATAATATAATAATAATAACAATCCAATAAATGGAAATTGAAAAAATAAATACATTACCATGTGAATTAGTAATGTTAATTAAATCATTTTTACCAAAAACAACACTACTTTTTTTGAATAATTATTATTATAAAAAATATCATTTTCTTATTAAAAAATTTATAAACAAAAATAATTTTGAAAATTATATTCGCAGTATTATTAGACGAGACAATCACTTTGTTTTTTCGCAAATCTTAATTGATTATAATAAAGATCTTTCAAAAATTAGAAATTACATATACAAAAATATAATGTATAAAAGGTATTTTTATTTTTTAATTGATTATTGCATAAAAAATGATTCTATAAATTGTCGTAATATTTTGAATGAATTTCTAAAACTACAAGGTTTATGTCAAAATCGGCATAAAAAGAATACTTTTATACATATAAGATGGAAACATTAAATTTGAATAAATTATTAAACAGAGAAGAGCAAGCAAATTATATTAAAGGTATTCTAAATAATTATGAATTGAACAAAAACAATTTGTTATTTAAAAAAGGTATATATGTTTATGGTGATCCTGGAACTGGTAAAACTATGTTTATTACTAATATTTTGAAAGAATTAAATTACGATATTATTAAATATGACGCAGGTGACGTACGAAATAAAACTGTTATAGATGATATAACAAAACATAATATGTCTGATAAAAATATTATGAGTATTTTTAACAAAAAACTCAAGAAAATTGCAATTATTATGGACGAAATTGACGGTATGAATAACGGTGACAAAGGTGGTATTAATACATTAATAAAACTAATAAGACCAAAAAAAACAAAAAAACAGAAAACAGAAGAGATGACAATGATTCCAATTGTTTGTATAGGTAATTACAAAGTGGATAAAAAGATTAAAGAACTGATGAAGGTTTGCAATACAATTGAATTGAATACCCCAAATGAAACGCAGATGATCTCTATTTTAAATAATATTTTACCAAATATTAATGAAACTATTAAAAATAAAATTATTCAATATGTTCAAAGCGACATTAGAAAACTAAACAGTATTTATAACCTTTATTTAAATAAACCAGATCTATTTTCATCAAATATAATAGAAAATATATTTCAATTAAAATCTTACAATGATGATACAAAAAAAATAACCAGCAAATTGTTTAATAATTATTATAATATTGAAAATCATAATAACTTAATGAATGACAACGATAGAACAAGCGTAGGATTATTATGGCATGAAAACATTATTGATTCAATTGACAAATTAAATAAAAAGGAGTCAATACCTTTGTATATAAAACAATTGGATAATATTTGTTTTTCTGATTATATTGATAGGATTACATTTCAAAAACAAATTTGGCAGTTCAACGAAATGAGTAGTTTAATTAAAACATTTAAAAATAATAAAATGTATCATGAATATTTTACTAACAATAATGATAATAAAAATAAGGAAAATAAGGGTAATGCAACTAAGGGCAATGCAACTAAGGGCAATGCAACTAAGGGTAATACAATGAATAATACAAAAAAAAAACAAATTATGCCTAACGATGTACGATTTACAAAAGTATTGACAAAATATTCTACTGAATATAATAATTCTATTTTTATACAAGATTTATGTCAACAATTATCTATGGATAAAAAGGATTTATTTGGGTTTTTATTATCAATTAAAAATACATACGACGAAAACCAAATATACAGCTTATTTGAAAATTTTGAAATTAGTAAATTAGATATTAATAGAATTTATCGGTATTTGGATAAATATATGAAAGAAGATGCAGTTGACATAGTTGATAAAGAAATTGAAATAAATAATGATTTATTTACAGGTGGAGACGGAGACAGTGATTGTGAATTTGATATGTGATATGTGATATATTTTTATAAATCATAAAAATTTTCTAATAAATTACCCGCAAATAAATTAAATTCACGAATGCTATTTTGATTTTTGTATATATCGGTGTATTTTTCAATTATATCTAATTTTTTATATATATTTGTAGTATTTTTTTCTAATTCTTCTACTATATTTTTATTTATGATATATCTTTTAATTTTATGCAGCATATAAATGTTTGCATATTCATTGTTATAATTATTTTCGTTATAGTTTTCATTTCCGTTTTCATGGCTGTTTTCGTAGTTGTTAATATACCTTTCGTCCATTCCTTTATTATTATTTTTAACATAAAAAGAATCATTATCACTTGATAAATAATTTTTTATATTATTAGAAACTAACAACAAAAAAGATAAACATTTTGTTAGAAACATAAATATAATATATTAGTTATATTATATTTATATTTATATTTATATTTTTATTTCATTATTTACAGCTATATATTTATTCATTTTTGTGATAATGCACAATTTTTAACATATGTATTTTTTTTTTCTACCCAATTATATTTTATTTCATCGTCTAATTCGGTATTAAAATAGTTTTCATATTGTTCAGGACTATCAAAAAAAAGAACATTTGATCCGTTTCTTGCATGTAATTCACCGCTAGATAAAGCAATTTTAAAAAATAAAGCTTCTTCTTTTGAACCTACCTTATATTTATACAAATTACCAGTTTCGGCGTTTCTAATATTTGTTCCAGAATCACCTGATGTATAACAATCAATTCTAGTTTTTTTCATCTTTCCTGATGATGACATTTTTGGTCTATAAACATAACTATATCCTGCGTCGTTTGATTTAATAAGATTCAATTCTTTTTTTTGATGATTTGTAACATCATTTTCTTCGTTTGGGTGAAAAATATCCTCATAATACATATTTGTATAAATACGCTAATATATGTAATAATATTTATATAATAGCATATATCTTTAAGTTTCTTTTTACACCTTTTTATATTATTGCAGTCGTTTATTTTGAATTATTTTTTTTAATTTCTTCTATTTTTTGTGTAATTATTTTTTTAATTTTATCTTCCAAATAGTTTACCTTGTCTTTTAATTGATTATTTTCCATTAATAATTCATTAATTAACATTGTCATTTCATCCATTTTATTAACATTTGCATTAACATTTGCATTTTTTTTGTAATATTCTTGTTCTTGTTTACGTTGATTCAATATATTTTCTCTCCTTTCTTTGATTTCATTCATTTGTTTCAACACATCTGGTTTAAATTCTGGTTTTCCTGCCTCATAATATTCAAGCAGTTCATCAATGTCGTTCATGAAAAAAGTCAAGATTTCTTTTTCTTTAATAAAATCTTGGGGAGTTATTTTTGACTTATTTACGTATTGATTTGTCCCATCTTTTAATAACATTTTTTTATCAAAAGAATTATGGTTATGAGAAAAAACCAAAATTGTTTTCATAGGATCTAGTTGCACAAAAGGAATTGTATAATTTTTTAAAAATTTTTTCTCTTCCGCTAAACAAGCATCATCATCATATCCTGTTTCCTTTAACAATTCTTTTCTAAACGCAAATGTTGCTGCCGTAGAATGATTTGGACCATATGGACCAAATTTATACATTTTGTTGATATGTTTAAAATAAATAAACATTACGCTTGATCCTGCACATAGGACATTTGGATTTTGTTGTAATGTTTCAACAGCGTGAATAATTCTTTCAGGTGGATAGTAATCATCATCGTCCATATAAAGAATAATATCACCACTACATTTTTCATGCGCAAGATTTCGTTTTTTCCCCAATGTCATTTTTTTATCATACCTAAAATATTTTACTGTATATTTTTGTTCTAGACTCTGGTTACCATTCATCAATGGTAAAAACATGTCTTCTACTTTGTCTGTGCCGTCGTCTATAATAACCCATTCTATTTTATCTTTTGGATAAGTTTGATTTTCAAAACATTTTATCAAAAAAGGTATAAATGGTCTTCTATTAAAAGTTGGAGTGCAGACACTTACCTTGGGGTAGTTTTCTTTTAAATCGTAATTATTCATTATATTACATAAAATAATGTATTTATGTAATATTTTTATGTAATATTTTTACATTATTATTTGTTTAGTTGTCTATTTATTTTTTTCAATTCTCTTCCAATTCCTCCTCCCTTTTTATTGTCAAAAAAATTATCAAATAATTCAAAAAATGTTATCGGGTAATTTTCAACTTTATAAGCACATTTTTTAACAGCTTGTTCAAAACTAGATAAAGGGGACAAGTTTGTAGCTTTTATAGGCTCAAAAATATTCATCGGTATAAATTTAAAATAAATTAACATAACTGTTACTATTGCAAAAACACCTGATATTATTCCTAAATTACTAAATGCGTTTAGAGTAATCATTATAGTTAAGATAGTACTCATCGTTACCTTATAATGTTTAAAAGTCTCTTGTATAATTGTGAAAATAGTCGCCTTTTTAGTATCTATTTCACCTTTATATCCAAATGTCATAAATAAACACATATAAAATATTGCTATTGATAACAGTGGTGCTACTGTAAATAATAAAATCCAAAATAGTATAAAGAATATAAAAACTATTAACCAAGCAATACCATATTTAGTTGTTTCAAATAAATTAACATCAGTCCAAATAGGTTTAGCGTTTGCATTAGTATTGGTATTTTCTTTGAAAAACCATTTCATTTCAAAAAAATAATAATAAATAAAAATAAAAATACCTATCAAAGGAGATAAACTAAAATAGATAACTGATAAAATCGGTCCTAAAATTATAATTAGTATTTCAGGCATTCTATTCAATAAATTAAAAAATGTAACCAATGCATTATTACTATAATTAATTAAACCTTCTAAAATGGATATAATATAATTTATAAAAAAGTTAGATTTGGGTTGTTCTTTGTATTTACGAAACATATCTAAAAGTATATTTTTGGAATTTTTATCATAGGGAAAACTTAATTTTACTGAATTTTGTGGTTCTGTATTTGTAATAAAAATATTTGTAAAAATTTTTTGGATTTCAGGATGATTCTCTGTATATGGATAGCATTCTAAATTAGTTGGTACAATATTGGATTGTGCTAATTTACATTCGTATAAAATTATAGAACTAAAAATAAAATATCCTACAACTAATAAAATTGTTATAAATACAGATAATAAATATTTCCATATGTTTTTGATATTTTCGTTTGCAGTTGTTCCTGTATCAGTTGTTAGTTTTTTTTTATCAAGTTCTTCGGTATCGTTATTTATATTTGATTTTGCCATCTTTAATTTATACTTATAATTAAATGATATATTATTATTGAAAAAATATAAAATATTATATAAATATAATAAAATATGAAACTAATTAAAAATAAATATACAGTAATTATTTTAGCAGTAATATCCATAGTTATTTTAGTTGTAATTTTCAATTATATAAGCTATTTGGTTAAAAATGGTTATATTGTAGAATGTTTTGATTCAAATATTGCTCTTTATAAAGATACTGGTTCGCCCACTACTAATCACACGGTAGATTTGCCATTAACTACAACATACAGTTGTAAAAATTTTTGCGCTCCTGCTACAGCGCGTTGTGCTATTACTGGTGAACAATGTATGGCTGATATTGATTGTCGTGGTTGTAACCCATACGGACCTTATATAAAACCACAATCAACTGCTAATGTTCCTGGCCAAAATGATGCAGGTAAATTAACATGGGGTGTTACACCAACATATTCTACGTTAACCACGGATATAGGAACACAAGCCAAATTATTCACGTCTAACAAAGAAAAATTAGACAAGCCGCCACAGGCGAGTTTTGGTGTAAACACGTGGATTACTGCTTTTAATGGTGGTCAAAAATTATTTGATGATCGCTATAAACCAGCAGGATTAAAATTTATGCCAAAATATGATGAAAGATATACGACTACTGGTTTATTTCTTGACGATGGACCATTGGCTTCAAATGCATACCTGAAGTAATAAATAATCAATATTTATCAATATTTATCAATAGTAACTTGTTTAGCAATTTTTTTGATTATTTTTGTGTCTTTTTCATAATCATCATCTCCTTTGCCTCCCATTGCCTCATAGACAATTTTATTATATTGACTATTTTTTTTTGAATCATATTCTTCACAATCCGGATATTTCTCTCTAAATGCCTTTAACATACAAATATTTTTATGAGCGATCATTCTAATGGCTTTTCGTAACTTTTTATTATTTTCATCCTCTTTTTCCCATATGTTTTCATCTTTCACATACATAACTTCCCTCTTTTGATCAGTACAATGAACTGGACGTTTTTCTACGTCCATTTCTTTTAAATTTTTAATGATTATATTGGAAATTCCTTCAATATAACCAACTTTACCAACATTTTCAAGGTCAGATACTTGTAATTTAACTGATTCTACAAAATCACTTATATTCATTGCATCTTTGCAAGTTTCATTCAAAAACACCTGCAAATTGAATGTTTTATTGTTACTATTTACATTATTACTGTTAACAATATTATTAGAAGTGCCATTTTTACATAATTCAATAACTGATTTTTGAATATCCGTATTTGTTTTCACTAATTCACAAATTAAATTAGTTAAATTAGTAAAGTCGGCAGCTTGCATATGGGCGTTATTTTTATTGCTGTCATTATTTTTATTAGAACTCTCAATGTTGATTACGTTATTTTGCGACATGTATGATTGACATTTTTTTTGATGTTTCCAGAGACCTGAAGAAGTGGCATATATCTTTCCGCAACAACAAAATTGTGACGATGAAGTTTCTGCTTCAGCATTTTGTAAAATTGGCATATCTTTTTTAAGTTTTTTTAAGTTTTTTAAGTTTTTTATTTCCATTTTATTTCCATTTACGTTTGTTTTATGCTTATCAGTTGATAGATGTCTCTCCCAATCAATTTTCATATAGCATTTAAAGTCACACGATTTGCATTCAAATCTTGGTAAGTTTTTTGTAAGTTTTTTTATTTCCATTATTTCCATATATTTCCAATAGAGAAAAAATGTCTAAATACTTATAAAATTAAATTTAAAATTTACAGTCACAAATTGAAAATTATTTTTTTGGCGACCACATGCTAATTTTTCATTTCAGTCACAAAGTTTACTTTTCTCCAAGACCTTTTCGGATTTTTGAAAAATGGACAAAAAAAATGTCCAAAATTGAAAATCCCAAAATACTTTTGGAAAAAAAATAAAGTTAATATAATAAATTCCCCAAATAACTTAAAGAAATAGGTTTTGACTTTCGCAAAATGATAATTATAAATGATATAAAAATAATATTCCAATTTTAATTAAACCATAATAGATATTAATTTATAATGCTCCATTTATTGTATCCAATCATTATGAATTTATTTTATATAAGTGTATCAAAAAAAGAATTACAAATAATACACCCAAATATTGTTACGGGTATTTCGTTAGTCCACAATTTTGTATTACAATTGTTTAGTTTATATACTTTTATTTGTTTGGCAAGCGTATTTTTGCAAAATAGTATTATTGCACAACAACAATATTATTTTCAAATGAAAGGAGTAGATTCATTATTATTTTGGTTTTATATTTCAAAGTATTATGAATTTATAGATACATTTATTTTATATGCTAAAAAAAGAGATCCTATATTCTTGCAGAAATTCCATCATATGGGTGCTACTTTTATTTGGCATTTAGGTTACGTATATAAGCTTGATGCAATATATTTTGCAAGTTTATTGAACTCAGGAGTACATTCAATAATGTATTTATATTATTTTTGTTCTATATTTCCAGTATTTGGGAGAAAAATACGAAAATATAAAAAATATGTTACTAGTGTTCAAATTGCCCAATTAGCTTATGGTGCATATGCTATTCCATGGTATTATTATAATATTGAAAATAATAGTAATAAATATATTATTATTATTTTTGATGTTTATATTGCCATTCTTTTGGTTTTGTTTATCCACCTTTAGAAAAGGTGGAGCCAAACGTTTGCTCTACTTTTTTGAAAAGTAGAAAGGTTGTTTTACTCTACTTTTTTGAAAAGTAGAAAGGTTGTTTTGCTCTACTTTTTTGAAAAGTAGAATAAAATATTTTCTTTTCATAATATATATATGTCTTATTTTGGATCAATAAGCGGTGCTACACCAACTCTTAAACTAGCTGGAGATATTATAACTTCAGGAAATATCGTTATGACATCACCTGTTCCTGGGGTAGTGGATTATAGTATTATCTACGCTTATCAGACTGGTGCAGGTCCTTGGATCTACGTGAATGGCGGCATTGTATGGAATAATTTACCTGCTAGTTTAGAGCGAAACAGAATGGCATTTGGTTCTTCTGCAGGTCCCCTCTTGGTAGTGTTCGTAAATGATAATCGCTATACTGTTGCTATCAGTACATCAGATTACCGTATAAAAGAAAATATTAGACCAACAAATAATGTATTAGATCGGTTATGTTCTATAAATATGTTTGATTATACATTAAAAAGATTACCTGAACTTTTGAATGAAAATCAAGATAAAATCAGCAATCAGTTAGGTTTTTTTGCCCATGAATTCCAAGAAATGTTTCCAGAATATGAAGGATTAGTAGACGGAGATAAAGACGAACTTAATCAAAATGGCAACATGAGAGTCCAGCAAATCAATTCATTTCAATTTGGTAATATTCTAATGAAAAGTATACAAGAACAAAATGCAGAAGTAAATCAATTAAAGATACAACTACAAGAACAAAATGCAGAAGTAAATCAATTAAATGCAGAAGTAAATCAATTAAAGATACAACTACAAGAACAAAATGAAAAATTTAATCA